GGTGGGGTTTTATTAGTTATTCGGGCAGGATATTTGGACATAATTAAGAAATAATCTCATAAGATGCAACATATTCAAGAGCAGCAGATGTGCCTGAAGTTACAACTAAACTTGTGTTTTCTGTTAAATAAACAAAGCTATTTTTATCAATAACTTGCAAAGATGAATTTGCAGGAACTGAAATCTGAAAAGCCAAGTCAAAAGGTGTGCCACCACCTGCTGCTGCTGAGTTCACAGATACTGTAACCAAAGCAGCTGAACCTGTTATGTTTGCAACACTTAAAGACTCAACCTTAAGAATTGTGCCACTTGAAGCAGCATTTGAAATTAAAGTATTAGCTGTAGTGTTTGCAGGCGCAAGTAAAGCTGTTGCACCTAAAATACTTGTTACGTTTACGATGTTTGGGTTTGCCATTTTCTATCCTTATCCAAAAACAAGAGTCATTGCGATTGCTTTTCCTACTGATGCACCACCTAATGCTGTTAAAGCAGCAGAGGCTGTTGTTGCGCCTGTTCCACCATAAGATATACCTAAAGCATTTGTAGGTGTCAAACTTGTAGAAGTTAAAGCACCTGTTGATGGGTTGAATTGCAACTTGGTTGATGATACGTTTTCACCAGTAATTGAGCCAGTTGTTGCATCAGTAAATGTTAAATAACGAGTTGAATTTGTAGTCGTATCGTCTGTAATAGTTATGCCACTTGAACTTGCTTGCCAAGTTGGGGCTGAAGCACCGTTTGATGTTAAAACATAACCGCTTGTTCCTGTTGAGCCTGCAAGTGAAATAGTGCCATTAACACGCAAATCGGTAAATGTTCCTGCTAATGGAGTTGTTCCGCCAATTGCCACATTGTTCATTGTTGAAGCAGTTGTAGGATTCACAGTTAAAGCACCTGCAGGAGCAATAGAAACAGTCCCTGTGCCAGTTGGATTAATTTGAATGGCTGAATTAGCACCATTCATATTAATTGGACCATCAATTGTCACATTAACACCGCCACCGCCACCCCATTGTAAGCAAGCAGATCCACTATTAGTTCTTAAAGAGCCACCGCCTGAGCCTGAAGCATCAAAATTAGTTCCAACAAAGCTAGAAGTTGCAGTAACAGTTGTTCCACGAATGCTGTTAGCAGTAGTTCCACCAATAGCAGGAGGGCTTGAAAGGTCTAAAGTTCCACCTAAAGTCAAGCTACCGCTAGAAGTTACAGTTCCTGATAAAGAAATGCCTGAAACTGTGCCTGTTCCACTTACAGAGGTAACCGTTCCTGTTTGATTATCTATCCAAGCAGGTAATCCTGATGACAAAGCCAATATCTGCCCATCAGTGCCTTTTGCAAGCAAAGCTGTAGCACCAGACCCTGTTTGATAAGGAATTGATCCTGAAGCCCCACCTGCAATATTTGTGGCAGTTGTTGCGGTTGTTGCTGAACCTGCTGATGTTGCAGTTGCAGCATTACCATTAATTGAGCCTGAAATAGTGTTTGTAACCGTTAAATCGCCAAGTGTTCCTAAACCTGTAATTCCTGTGTAAGAACCGCTTAAATAGGCTGAACCAATTGTTCCGCTAGTTATTTGATTGCCATTAATAGCAATAGTGGTGTTGGTAACGCTTGTAAGCTGACCTTGTGCATTTACAGAAAAAACAGGGACTGTTGTGGCCGAGCCATAAGTTGCAGCAGAAACACCTGTATTTGTGATGCTAAATTGAGTGCCTGTTAAGGTTAGTCCTGTTCCTGCTGTATAAGTTAAAGAAACAGATAAAGCAAACCAACTAAGGGCTGTAACACCTAATGTGCCACCAGGTTGTGCAGAGCAATACCAAGTTGTGCCTGCGTTGCCTGATCCTGAAATAACAAATACAACAGCACCCTCATATTCTGCATAATCATCAGCGCCAACAGCACGTGTCCATGACCCTGCAGACACCACATAAATACCGTTATTTGCTGCTGTTGACTGATCCTTAACTAAAACTCTGTCACCTGCAACAACTGCAACGTTGTCAATTGTTTGAGTGCCTGAAAGAGTGATGTTTGTGGTTGTAGCACATAAAACAGGCTCTTTCCAAGAAATACCTGCCACAAAGTTATCAACATAGGACTTATTTGTTGCGTCTGTGGTATTTACAGGGGCATTTGGCAGGGTGACTTGGGTGAAAGTTGCAGTAGATGGTGTTGTTGCACCAATAGTTGTGCTATTGATTGTGCTATTTGTGATATTTAGACCTGTTTGACTAGGGTCTACGTTTGCATAAAAAGGTGTTCCTGCAGGACCAATCAATGAAACCAACGCAAACGTGGGCGCAGGTTCAAAAATGCCCTGAACAGGCACTATATTGGTCGTTTGTGTTTTTGCGGTGTTGTTAGACATTATTAGCCCTACAGGTTACGGTTTAAGACTGATCGCCAACAGGAGTTACATAAATTGTTGTCGTTTCTGTTGCAGCGCAAATACCTGTTACAGAGAACTGATTTGCAGGAACTGCCAAAACAACAGGCTGAGTCATTAAAGGTGGCAAATAAAAGTCGGCAGGAGTGCCTGCAGTTGGAATTACAGCAGCAGGTGCGCTTGATGCTGCAATTGCTACTGAACAACCTTTAGTGCCTGGATTCAAAAAAGCAGCATAGTTGCACTGATCGTTTGTTTTATTGGCTTTAACGGTTACTGCTGTAGAAGATGTTGCTGTTAGACCGATGGCAACTGTTTGACCAATTGGTCTTAAAACTACTGTATTTGACATGATGTGTCCTTTAGCTAAAAGTTACGTGTTGATTATCCTACTTTTTAAGAATTTTCCCAAATTTCCTTCAAATAATTTATTGCCAATATGCCCCATAGTTAGCTCAGGGTCAACCCATACCTGACCATCTATTTTTCGCCATTTATAACAAAAGGAGTAATCCTCTCCATATTTCCACCCTTTTTCTTGATCTACATAGTGTTCAAAGAGTGGCCAGTAAAGATTGTCATCTGTGGCATCTGAATAATATTGCTGTGGATAAGCCTCAATCATTTTATTTATACAATTACGACTGATTTTCATAAAACCTGTCGGAACAGCCTCAACCTCTAATAGCCCTGTTTCAGGGTCAGCCCATAATTCTTTTCTATCTTGCAACCAATGAACGCAGTATTTGATGGGTTCTGTGCGTGTTGGGTATATTCCTGCGCATAAATCAACAGGATAATCCACCAATTTAAGCAAAGCACCCTCTTCCCAAGCCACGTCTGAATCTATAAAAATAAGCTCATCACAGTCAGAATGATAGAACTTTGTGGCAATTATGCCCCTGCAATCAGCAATTAAAGCGTTGCCAATATCATCAACCAATGTGAACTGATCGCCACGCTTTATCAGCCCAATTAAATCTGTCATAAGGGAACGCATTGTTCCCATGTGAACCACCCCTGTATAAGCAGGTATTGCAACCATTACTTTTTTCATTCTCTTCCTTCACAAAAGAAAAAACCCCACCTTTTAAGGGGTGGGGCTTGTTTTACAACATAGATTAAGCAGTCACGCCAACGTTTTTCAACGCAGTAATGATTGCATTAACCGCAGCTACTGTTTCAGCTGTTGTTGGACCTGCTGACAATGTAGTGATTGCGCCTGCTTGAACAACAGGAGTTTCACCGTAAAAGCCAATTTTACCGCCTGCGATACCTAGTAGAACGCCATCTGCAGCGTTACCATTAAGTAAATAAACAGGGGTTTGGGTGCTTGCTGGACCTGGATTAGACATTTTGTGTTCCTTTCAAATTTATTAAATAAGTTAAATTAAGCTGCAACTCGGCAAGCCAATTCAGGATACAAAGGAGCCCAACCGTATAACACGTCTAAACGAGTCGGAATTGAGTCGTTGTTGATAGTGTATTGGCGAACAACACGCATTGACAAACCAATGTCCTTATCGCTTGCACGACCTGCGAAGTGAACACCCTCTGGCAACTCAAGGTCAGCCACTGCCAAAGTAAATGCATTGCGGTGCATAACGATGTTCTGTGGTGATACTGCGCCTGTTTTGTTGTAGAAGTTCACTGCAGCAGAACCTGCTGAAGGGATAGACACGTTTTGGAACTGGCCACCAGAGATAACAGCAGGTGAAACAGTTACGTTAAATGTTGTGCCTGTGCCTGAAGCATCAGCAGTTACAACGAAGTTACGTAGCTTGTTTGAGCCATAAGCCTGACGGTTCTGTGGGTTAACTGCATAAACACCATCAATAGTGATAACGTCACCTGCTTGAAGTGCTACTGCACCTGTAGAAGTGATGCTGATTGTTGATGTTTGAGCCCAACCTGTTGACAAGAAGCCAGTTGCTGTTGATGTGTTGCAAACTGCAGTGCCTGCAAATGAACCAAATGTGTGTGAAATAACGTTCTGATCCATTTTCCAGTTCATACCTGCTGAGTCACGACCCATCAAACCTTTACGGTATTGATCGCCAATAACGTCAGAAGGAACAAACAAACCTTTCAAGCTGTCAACGATAGTTGCGCCTGTGAATGGCTCAACGATACATGATCTGCGACCATCACGTGGTGCGCCTTCAGCGTCAAGGTATGCGCCTGCTGTCAAGTAAGTAATCAAACCAGTTGGAGGAGTGCCTGGAGTGCCTACGATGTTAGCTGTGTTTGCAGCAGCTGTTGATAAACCATCATAGTCAATCTTGTTGGCGATTGCTGCAACTGCAGGTTTAAGAACTCGGTCTGAGAACATATCCAAAGACAATGCCAAATCTTGTGTTGTGAACTGTGTGTCAACGTGGAACTGTGTTGACAAAGTTACAGGCACAGAAGTTTCATTGAAATCTTCAACGTTTAGAGCAGGACCAGTTGTTCCGATGAAGCGACCAGGTCTACGAACGTTAACTGTGTTACCAATCTTTGCGCCTACTACAGCGAATTGGTCATCATAGTTACGGTCTACTTCAGAAGTGAAAGTTAGTTCGTTTTCCAAAACCATCAACGCTTCGTTGGTGATCTTAGAGATCGTTAGTAAATTGTTTGACATTTTGTTTCCTTACAAAAAAGTTAAGTTTTTACCGTTACCTGATTTTCCCTGCTTTACGAGCCTCTTTCCACTGCTGATAAGTGCCATGAAACTGTCCATCAGATCCAATCGGCATATCGGCTGCAGAAGATGTAGCCCTTAAAGGGTTAATCGGTGCAGGTGCTTTAGATTTTGTCGCAACAGGCTTACTAGGTGCGGATTTAGGACTTTCATCCTTCTTCTCAAACCTTGCTTCCAACTTCCCAATCTCACGCAATGCTTTAGCAGTAGAGTAAGTTGCCAATTGTTCGGCAAACTCAGGATTTTCAGCCAAGTGATAAAGGATTCTTGGTCCAACATCACTTTCAATGATTGCATCACGCACTTGGTCGCTTACGCTTACATCTGCAGACTCAATCATCTCTTCATAATCAGGCATTTCTGCTTTGACTTGTTCTATCCGCTTTGACCAAGCCTGTAATTGGGCTTGACGTTCTTCGGCTAGCTTTGCCTCGGCTTTTTGCCTCTCTTGCTGTTTTAAAGCATTTTCAACTGACCATTCGCTGAGTGCTTTCGCATACTCAAACGCATCATCAAATTGATGTGGTTGTGGCTCTGAGTCCACCTCTTCAAAGCTCTGAGCCTTGCCTGAAGTTTTCTCTAAATCCGCAATACGCTTTTCTAAGTCTGAAGCTCTTTGACGCTCTCGTTCAGCTTCCTGACGAGCCAATTCACGTTGCTTTGTTAACTCAGAGAAACGTTTTTCCAACTTGGGGTTGGCTTTTCGTTCTTCTGTTACTGCCTTCTCTTCTGCTTGTGGTTCACTCTGTTCTTCTACTTCTGTCGGCTCTGCACTAACAACCTCTTCGGTTGTATCGTCAGCCACAACAGGGTCGGCATCAACAGCTAAACCCAACTTTTGAGCATTAAATTCGGCTAAATTTTCACTAGTTACTACAGTTGACATGGAATACTCCAAGAATAAACCCTGTGTAACCCACAGGTAGGTTTAAAGCTATCTTAATACTAAAAATAAATTTTTACAATTAATCATATAAATCAAATCGGACACCCTTGGCTTTTAACTGCTCAAGTAGTCCTTTTTGATCTATTTTTTTAACTTTGAAATAAGAAGATTTATCTGATGCGCCTGCTGATGCTGCGCCAAAACGCTTTAATATGGCCATTGCATCCTTAGATTTTGGGTCTTCAAAGGCAATGCCAATCTCAACCATCTCCTCAGGCTCTTTAGCCAACTTCTTTTTCATAAATTCTTCTCTGTTTTCAGAGGTGACAATATCTCTAGCCATTTTGGACTCCTGGATTCATTAAAGGGTTTTGTTCTTCATCAACATCGTATGCAGCCTGCTGTGTATAAGCCATCTGCTCGTTGTTTAGACGCTCAATTTCGGATATAAGCTCTTTTGTATCCATGCGCTGAAGCAATAATTTAACAATTGCATCAATTTCGGTCTTATTTTGGGCTGTAACAGCTTTAACGTTGACCTGATTAACGATGGATTCTGACTTAAGCTCGGCATCATGCGCCTTAGCAGTAACCTGCATAAGGGTGCGCTTGGTTGATTCCTGCTCTTTCATTTGGCTGACAGACATTCCATACTTCATATCCATGCCCATAGCTTGCATTTGCTGTGTTAGCTCGTCAATCATCTTCTTAGATTGAGCCAACTGCATTTGAACTTGCGGTGGAACTTCTGATTTCTCGTCAATTTGTGCCAAAGGATTAACCGCAGCTAGGCGATCCGCAATAATATCTGCGCCTGGGAAGTCCATGTTGCGGAATACCAAGTCACCTGCCAAATTAAACAACTCAGCGTTGCCTGCCAATAAAGGCATCATTGATGCAACAGCCTCTTGACGCTTGGAGTTAAAGCCTGGACCTGTTTCCATAACCACGTCATATTGACCGATTGTTACGTCATTTAGGACAGTTTCAACACCAAACTCGTCAGTTGTTCTTTGGTTAATTGTTACGATTTCAGGCTTGCCATCTTCGCCAATAATGCGCATAACACGCTCTGCATCGTAAATATTAGGCACTAAATCCAAAATAATCTTGCCTGTCCAACGAATAGAACGTGTGAGGTTGTCGTAAAAATGGAAGTTTGATAAATCAGATTGTTGCTGTTGACCGTTAATCGCTTTACCGCTGATATTGCCTTGATTAAGCTGTGATGGGTCATAAATGCCCAATACAGCCATCAGGTCTTGATTAATTGCAGCACTTGCGCTGATAACACCTGCAGGCGGTGGTTCAGGCTGTAATCGCTGTGGTGCAGGCGCAGGCTGACCCTCAATATCCTTCTGTTTATATCGTAAAACAGGCGCAGATTTGATGTTAGCGTTAGCCCACTCCATTTCGTGACCTTCATCTTGACCTTCAGCAATTAGCCACTTGGCTTTTGGTGCAAGTGCAACAGATTCTGTAAAGGCTGTCTGCCAAAAGTTATACATACGTTGCGGATCTTTAGCCATACGAACTAAGCCAAACTTCTTACGCTTTGCATCAACAATAAGCTGTTGGCCATAAACAGGAACGATTGGGATATAACGACCTGCCCATGTGCCTTCTTCCAATACTTCCATCGCAGTTACTTTGCACCATTTAATGGTCTTTTTAACCGCAGAACGCTTATCAATAACAGTTAAACCTTGAGCCTCAAGACGTGCAAAGAAGTCTTTGTCATCAGCAAAAGCGGTTGAGCCATCAGAAAGCAGGTATAAATCAGCTTTTTCACGCACCGTATAGAAATACTCAGCGATGCGAATGTCCTCTTTCATTACCCACTCAGCGTTGCTGTCACCTGTTCCACGCAAAGTAAAGCCTGATCCATCGTCTTTGCCAGGATATAGACTGCGGAACGTTGCCTTTGGGATAACTTCAGTAATTAAGCACTTTTCAGCATCAGAGCCATCAGGCATCACGCTGTTTGGGTCAAAATAAACTGTGAATGGGTTAACGATTTGGCGAATGAAGATTTCTTGGTTAAAGCTATCATCAGACGCATATTCTGTTGTTACTCGCCAATAACCCCAACCCATACGAACCGCAAAGTCTACTGCTGTGTCATAGGCTTGGTCGGCATCGGAGTTCACCTCAATGTGGCGAGTGATACCTGTAACGATTTGAGCCAACTTAGCGTCAGCTTGGTTATTCATGCCATGCGCTTTGATGCGTGGTCGTTGTTGGCGAATATTGTTAGTAACTTGTCGGATATAAGGGTCAATCTTGTTAATCGTTAAACAAGGGCGAGCCTCTAAAGTTCTGCTGTTTTGGATTTCTACTGGCCACTGCTCGCCTGCTGCGAACTTGAGGTCTTCCATCGCCTCGTTGCGGTTGTTGGTGTCAGCCTCGCTTGCTAAACGCAAGAAAGCCATTGCATCTTCAATACGTGGATCGTTGTCACCACCTTGATAATTTGACATTTTTTACCCCATCCAACTTGCGCCAGGCATATAAGTGGCCTTTGAAGGCTTTAATTTGCGTGGCTCGTTAATCATTAGACCAATATATCGGAATGCGTCTGCACCATGAGAGTATATGTCGTGTAATGGATTTTTACTAAACATTTTAGTTTCAGGGTCAACCTCATAACGATAGTGTCGTAAGCATTGTAAACCTTGGTGACAATTTTCTCTATCAAAATAACAGTTTCTAAAGATACTTCTTGCAGCGTTTATTGAATCAACCACAGGAACTCTTGGCAAAACTCGTGTCTTAAATCCTGCTGCCCTGACAATATCCTCAATACTTCTACCGTTTGATGCTATGTTTTTACTTTGAGCATCGTGTGGCAACCAAAGGGTGTCGTATATATAACCAAACGTCTGCAACTTGGCTAACCATGCGGACATAGTGGTTTGATTACCCTCAATATATCGGATTAAGCGTGTTTCCATACCAATAAATTGCAAGAACCAAATGGCAGTATGGTCAGCCCAACCAAGGTCAAAAATAGCGTGGACAGGTTTTGTTTCATCGTAGGGCACTCTTGTGATGCGATCTTCAAGCTCTGCCAATTGAATCTCTTTGGCAAATACAGCACCATCAACGGTTTGTCGGCATAAGCCTTCCCAAACGGTGTTGTAGGCTTCAGGGTCACGATCTCTTAATGAATCCTTCTCTTTGCGGAGTGTTTCAGGAAACCAAGGGTTGTCAGACCAGTTAATCTTTTGCACAACCCCATCAGGTTGCGGATTTAATACAAAACGTTGGTAGGTTTCGTCTGTTTCAAGCTCAGGGTTAAAAGATACCCATATTTCGGAGTCTTGCTTACGAATTGTTGGTATTAGCACATCCCAAGACATACGAGAAACGGACTGAGCCTCTTCAACCCAGCAAATATCCACACCCTCGTAGGATTTGACGTTACTTACGTTGTTTTTTAAGCCAACAAAGCTAAACTCTGAACCGTTATAGGCTCTGATTGAGTGTTGCGTGATTTGGAAGAATGGCAACATACCCATCGCCTCAATCTGATCCGAGAGCAATTTATGCACAGAATCCCTGATTGATGTCTGAAATTCACGTGCGCAAAGGATTCTTAAAGGCTTTTTATAAGCCTTAATCAACAAAGCCCTGGCAATATTCCAAGATTTAGATCCGCCACGACCACCCCAAAGGATACGATAACGACTTTTTTCAGGGTTAAATAAGCACTCAAGTTTGGCAGGAAACTCTATTTTGGCTAGATTTGACCTGATTTCCTGATGCTGTTCAGGGGTAACTTCTAGCGGTGAATGCTCAATTTCATCACTCATTGGCTATTTTTGGAATATCTGCTGCTTTTACAAAGGTTATCTGAACGTCAAAAGGCTCACCGCCTGCACCAGTGATCTCGTGTTGCGTTTTCTCTGACCACCCCATCTGAGCCTTAGTCCACCAAATACCTGCGGTTGTGTCCCCTTTTACAGCCTTGTTAAACAAAGTCTGAGCAATCTTGGCTGAAGCCTTGGCCTTTCCAACCGCCAATTCAACCTTGTAATGCTTGCGCAGGGTCACATCGCTGATGCCAATTAAAGACGCAATCTGTTCGTGTGGCAGACCAAGACCTGACGCAGATTCAACCTGCGCTTTAGTCACGTCTGTTGGTATATGTGCGTTATTGATATTTGCCATTTTTATTGAGGTAAAACCATTAAGCCGACTTAACTGCTAAGTCATTGTTTTGTATAAGAACAGCCTCTTTCCCTGTGAACTCTTCCCACCGTTTGACAATAACGTCACAATACTTCGGATCAAGTTCCATTGAAAAGTTATTTCTGCCTGTCTTTTCGCATCCCATCATCGTGCTTCCTGAACCACCAAATAAGTCTAAAACGTTGGCTTTTGCGTATGAACTATTTTTTACAGCCTTTTCAATAAGCTCAACAGGTTTAGTCGTTGGGTGGAGTTCTGATTTCTTAGGGCGAGCCACATCCCAAAGGTCGGATTGCTTTCTATCCTCAAATTGGCAGATTCTAGGTGCTGATTCGTTCCAACCATACCAAATAGGTTCATATTGGGTGTGGTAGTCCTTGCGTGAAAGAACAAGGGTGTCTTTCGCCCAAATAATCGTGCTAGACCAGTGGAATCCAACTTCTCGCAACCAATGGTCAACAACAGGCCATTCTTGGGCAGACATAACCACATAAATTGGACAGCCAGGCTTTGATGCCATAAAAAGCGATGTGCAAACGTCACGCATAAACGTATCCCATGACTCATCATCCATGTGGTCGTTCAGGATTGTGCGTGGTTTATATTTTTTATTGTTTTCCTCAGCACCATAGTTCACGTTCCTAGGTGGGTCTGTGAAAATAATGTCGGCTTTTGCGCCATCCATCAATTTTTCAACGTCATCAATACTTGTGCTATCGCCACACATCAATCGGTGGTTGCCAAGCTGATAAATGTCCCCACGCTTTGTTTTTGGATCAACAGGCAACGGTGGCACTTCATCAGGGTCTGTATTACCCTCAACTTGGTCAGGCTCAAGCAATTTACTTAGTTCTTTGCTATCAAAGCCCAAAAGCTCAAGGTCAAAGCCTTCCTCGCCCAACTCGGTTAACTCAACCATTAAAAGCCCTGTATCCCACCCACCGTTCATGGCGAGTTGATTGTCGGCAATAATGTAAGCCTTCTTTTGGGTGTCGGTCATATCCTTAAGCTCAATGACAGGGACTTTATCCATGCCAAGCTTTCTTGCAGCCATTAAACGACCATGACCTGCAATCACACCCTTTTCGCCATCAACGAGGATTGGATTAGTCCAACCAAACTCTTTGATGCTTGCTGCAATCTGCGCAACTTGTGCGTCAGAATGAGTGCGACTGTTTTTTGCGTAAGGGATTAGTTCCGATACGTTAATTTGTTTGATTTGCATCTATATCCCCTGCGGTTTGTTCAGCCTGGGATTGGATTGCTTGTTGATGAATGGCAGCGACAACAGGTGCTACTGCTTCATAGGGCAATTTTCCCAAACCTGCCAAAACCACGTTAATTTGCTCAACGGTTAGCTCAAGTTTGATAATCATTTTTTACCTTTCGTGTTAATCATACTACTTTATTTGCAGTTCCAACGCTTTAAACTTGCTTTTGCACGTTCTGCAGGACCTTTGGCTTTTTTAACGACACCTTCCATTCTTGCGCAAAATGATGCTTTTCTGCCTTTATCCGCCTCAGTCTTTGGGTTTGGGGCAGGTGGTTTCAGATTTGCGTTGTTCTTGCGGTTGTATTCAGCACGACCTTTAGCAGTCATTCCTGCGCCTTGATCCGTAGGCAGAAAGTTTTTGTCTTTGCCTTTAGTTGTTTTAGCGATTGGTTTGTCGTGTTTTTTTGTCATTTTTTAGCCGTTTTAGCTGCTTGTTTAAATGCTTTTGCAGTTGGTGCGCCTTTTGTGCCAGGCTTTCGCATAGTTTCAACAGGCTTGCCTTCAGCCTTTTGTTTCTTAATACGTTCCTGTTTAGCGTGGATATTGGCATACAAACCAGGTTTAGTTGGCATTTTCATATTCCTTTGCATCAGATATAAAACACACATCCTGCCAAGACATGATGAGATAACGCTCACCATCTTCATTGTATTCTTGGTATTTAAGGTATTCGTCAGTTCCCATTGTGCCAAAACGCACAAAATCACCGACATTTAATGGCATTACTTCACGCTTACCGTTTGGCAGCTTTTTGCCTGGACCGACAGCGACAACAGTTCCCATGTTGTCTTTCTCATCCATTATTACTTCTAAAATTTGAGATTTAACACGCACATACGGTCTTACTACAACCTTGTCGTTCATTGGATTAAGTTTCATTTTTAGCCTTTCTTGGTCTACCCTGTTTTTTTGGAGTGACAGGAGCAGGCTCTTGGACTAAAGATTCCACAATAGAATCAACGACTTGTGCAGATTTTGCAAAAATAAACTCTCCGCACCATTCTGTTTCGTGCTTATTTTTTTGATCAGGGTATCTTTTGCAGACACCCATAAAACCTGAATTAATAAAAAATTTACAAGAATTACAGGTTTCTCTAGAATCTAAGTTAGCCATAAAACTCCTTCACAGTTTGTTTGGTTAGAAGCCCTTAGATAGTTTGCGCTGTCTAGGGGCTTCGTCTTAATTAGCAGCAACCACGCTTGTGTTCGTAGCAAATACCTGCTGTGCGACCAGTGTCAAATTTCTTATCTGCGCCAGTTGCATCTTGCTTACCCATACCAACACCGCCACGAAGGCTTCCTGAACGCTCACCTGATTTGTCGCTTGATGTTGCGCCTGCAGGAGCTTTAGCACCAGTTGTTGAAGGCACACCCTTCATTGAATCCATCTTACCCATGTTATTTTCCTTTGCAAAAGAATGTCAAAATGACCTGTTTATTCTATTTGAGATATTTGAGCTTGTAAACAGTTGAATTGATTAAATCAGCAATCTCGTCAACGATATTTTGAAGCTCAGAGTCTTGTGGCAACTTTTTACGCTTGGTGGCCACATAATCCTGCATATATTCCAAGTAATCTAATGAGTCCTTGGTGAAATCGTATTCTTCAGGATATTCCTCAATAAGCTCATATTTACCTTGATACGATTCGGTAAACGTGTCAATAAGATCAATAACCTTATCGTAGTAAGAACGCAAAGCCTTGTGACGTGAATAACTACCCTCACCTTTTGCTTGAAAGTGCTGAATGTGGGTTACGGTTGCGCTATGCAACAACGTCAAAATAAAACCTGCTGTGTCTTTATGGCTCATGGTTGCCCCTTAAAGTTTTAATGATTATCGCCTATTCCGCTTTTCATAACAACTACCGCAAAGCCATTTTTGATTCAAACCGTTATTAAAAACCCAATACCGACCAAATTCTTTGGGTTTCTTTTGTTTGCAGGATTCGCACTCTTGTCGTGTTCTATCGCCATTATTCTTGTCGTGATTCAACATCTAACTCTTCTATCATTACCAGGCAACCACCGCCTTTGCGGATTTCGCCCCTTTTTACAATTAAAACGTCAATTTGAGCGTCATCTTCATAAACCCAACCTTCCAATGCATCCCACAATGCTTTGACTCGGTTAT